ACCGGGAGTTCGCCCGCGAAAACGACGACGCCGTGCTCCGCGTCGGGCAGATGTTCATCGACGCCAACTGGGCACAGACGCAGGGAGTGATCAGAGACTTCGCACGCCGCTCGAGCTACGGCCCTCGGGTGCTGCCGACGCACGGCCGGTTCGTGGGAGCCTCCGGCCAGACGATCAGCGACAAAGCCCCCGACCGCGGCGAGCGTATCGGGGCCAACTGGCGGACGAGCACCATCGGAAAGCAGCGGCACGTGCTCTATGACACGAACGCCTGGAAGACGTTCCTCATGGCCAGGCTGAAGCTACCCCTCGGAGACACGCAGGCCCTGACGCTCCACGACGGCAACCACGACATGCTCGCCGACCACTTGGCGAGCGAGGTGCCGGTGCGAGTGGAGTCCAAGATGCGAGCGTGCGACGAGTGGAAGCTCATCCCGGGGCGCGACAACCATCTGCTCGACTGCGTCGTGGGGGCAGCGGTCGCGGCGTCGTTCTCCGGGATCTCGGCTGTCGGGGCCGAGGCCAAGCCGGCCGTCACTAGGAAAGTGATCACTCGCGAGGATCTCGCGGCCCGCCGGGCCGCCCTGCTTGCGAAGATGGGTAGGTAGCTCTGCTATTTGGCCTGCAGGAAACGCGTGGCAGTCTGCTGGTGGTTCCGTTTCTCCCACCAGAAAGGCACTCACCATGCGTTTTCTCGCTCTGCTCCTGCTCCTCTCGCTGTCGTCGGCCGCCGTGGCCGACACGAACGTCTACGCTCGTAACGTCACGATCTCGTCCGCGCAGGACGACGCCGAGGTCATGGCCCGCACCGGCGTGCTGCGGCATTGCGGTCGTGCCGGCGGCCGCCGCGAAGGCATCGGGTTCAGCACTGCCGGCCCTGACGCTGCCGAGCGCAACTGCTGCTACTACGGGCGCTACAAGATCGTCGAACGCGGCGTCGCGTACTCTCCGACGCGTCGCGGTTGGTTCGCCGTGATTCGCTACGGCAACTGACCGATCGCTGCCCGGCGTGGCTGGCAGCGGACCGATAATCCGTGTGGCCAACCCACGCCGGGCAGCCTCTTTCAAGGTGAAACATGCCGCACGCACTCATCCGCTTCCGACTCCCAGAAGAGCAGTCGGAGTTTGATGCCGCGATCCAAGGTCGCTCGGCGAAGTCAACGCTGTGGGACATCGACCAGGCGTGCCGGTCGCTGCTGAAGTACGGCGAGCCAACGAAGGCCGAGGCCGCACTCGCGGAACGCATCCGAGCCCTAATTCCAAGCGAGTTGCTTGAAGGTTAGCACGTGAACAATGGTACACTCAGTGATAGCGGGAATTCCCGTGCCACAGAGGTGCCAATGGCAGCTGCCGACGACGTTCTCGACGCACTCGCCGCGAATCTCGCGCAGCCCAGGCGTGCACGCACCGACGCCGGCGAAGTCGAGCAGCACGATCTCGACCATCAGCTTGAGGCTGCCAGGTGGGTGATCGCGCAACGCAATGCGGCCAGAGCGGGAAGTCCCTTCGCGATGATGCGACGAGCCGTCATCACCTCCCCGGGGGCCAGCAGCTGATGGCCAAACGTGCCGCAGCCAAGCCGACGCGGGCTCGCCCCACCCTCAAGCAGACGGTGGCCGAGCAGAAGGCCGTCATCAGCAAGCTCGTGCGTGCCAGGTATGACGCGGCCCAGACCACCGAGCACAACCGCAACCACTGGTCGATGGCCGACTACTACTCGGCCGATGCCGCACTGGCCCCAGAGGTTCGCCGAAAGATGCGAGCCCGTGCTCGCTACGAAAGAGACAACAACGCCTATCTCGCCGGCATGGCCAGCACGCTGGCGTCCGACCTCGTCGGCACCGGCCCTCGGCTGCAGCTTGACTGCGGACGCGACGCGGATGCTGCGAGCGTCCGCCGCGTCGAGGATGCGGTGTTTGAGTGGTTCCTGGCGATCGACATGGCCCGAAAGCTCAGGCTGGCGAAGCTCGCGAAGGTAACCGACGGCGAGGTCTTCGCCGTCGAGACAACCAACCGCCGGCTCCGCGGCGTGCAGCTGGACGTGAAGCTCATCGAGGCCGACCAGGTGACGAGCCCGGTGCCGGAACTCTACGCGGCGAGCGTCGATGGGCTTCGGTTCGACGAAGACGGCAACGTCAGCGAATACTACGTGCTGAAGCACCACCCCGGCGCGACGCTGTCGGGCTGGGTTGGCGACGGGCAGTGGTATCCGGCTGACAACGTGCTGCACTGGTTCCATGCGTTCCGCCCTGGCCAGCACCGCGGCGTGGGCGAGGTCGTGCCTGCCCTTGAGCTCTTCGCCATGCTGCGGCGTTACACGCTCGCCGTGGTGACTGCTGCCGAGACGGCCGCGGACTTTGCCGCGATCATCAAGACGAACCTCCCGGCCGACGGCATCGCGACGGCACAGCCGGCGTGGGAAACCATGCCGCTGATGCGTGGCATGGCTACCAGCATCCCCGACGGGTGGGATGCGTTGCAGATGAAGCCTGAGCAGCCGACGGCCACGTATGACTCGTTCGTGCGTCGCCTGCTAGGGGAAATTTCGAGGTGCTTAAACATGCCCTATATCGTTGGGGCTATGGACAGTAGCGCCGCAAATTACTCAAGCATGCGTGGCGATTACCTCATTTACCGCAAGCACCTTCAGTGCGAGCGGGTGGACCTCGAGCGGGTGATGCTCGACCCGCTCATCGGCAAGTGGCTCGACGAGGCCGCCCTCGTGCCGGGCCTCATCCCTGACGGCCTGCCGCCGATGGCCGAATGGACATGGCAGTGGACGTGGGATGGGTTTGAGCACGTCGACCCGAAGAAAGAGGCCGACGCGATGGAGACGCGTCTCCGGACGAACACCACGACACTGGCGGCGGAATACCAGCGGCTCGGTCGCGACTGGCGGCAGGAGCTCGCGCAGCGTGCCGAGGAGGTCGCCCTGTGCAAGGAGCTCGGCCTCTTCGTCGACATGACCCCAGAGGTGAACTACGGCGGCGACCAAGATCCCAACGCAGCTGCTTCGGCGGCGCGGCTTGCCAAGCTTGAACGACAAGTGAACGAGCTCCAAGACGCAGCGGAGGACCAATGTGGGACTTCGATTGGGAATGGGACGACGACCTCGAGGAGTTGATCGAATTCCTATGAAGCGCATCACAACCGACGCACAGTTTTCTGTCTCGACTCCGGCCGTCGCGGCCGACGGCACCAGTGCCGGCGGCATGCCGCGGTTTGAGCTCGTCGGCTACACCGGCCGGGCGATCCGGCAGTCGTGGAGCCGCAACCCGCTGGTGGTCGACCTCGCTGGAATGGACACCAGCGGCAACGTGGCCGTCATGTACGGGCACGACTACTCGCTCGAGGCAGCCATCGGCCAGGCCGATCGGAAGGACAACTCCGGGCAGGACCTGGTTGTCGCCGGCGACGTGATCGGCGACGGCCCGCTGGTTGAGAAGGTGCTCGGCTATGCCCGCCGGGGCTGGAAGTTCCAGGCGTCGATCGGTGCGGACGTCAACCGCATCGAAAACATCGCGCCCGGCGAAATGGTCACCGTAAACGGCCGGGAGTTCACCGGCCCGATCTCAGTGGTGCGTGCGAGCACCCTGAGGGAAGTTTCCGTAGTTCTGTTTGGAGCGGACGCCAATACGTCCGCGGCAATCGCTGCCGAAGCGAGTGGGGATGAGCTCATGGCGGACCACGCCAACGAAACGCCCGACGTCGACCAGCAGGTCGCCGCGGAAGGCACGGCGAGCGTCGCCGTGGGCAACGAGAACGTGACCGTAACGGCCGAAAAGCCGGAGGTGTCCGTGGACGAAATCAAGAAGACTCTGATGGCCGAGCTCAAGGCCGAGCTCCTCGCCGACATCCGGGCCTCGCGCCCGGCTGCCCCGGCGATTCACGTCGTGGCGAAGCCCGCCAACGACGCGAAGGTGGTGGAGGCCGCCCTCTGCATGGCCGGCGGCCTGACCGACGTCGAGAAGAAGTATGACGAGCGCACCCTCGAGGCCGCCCACGCTCGTCGTGGCGAGGCTTCGCTGTCGCAGGTGGTGCTCGCAGCTGCCCGTGCCAACGGGTATGCGGAGGCCGGCCACCGGATCTCCGAGAGCAACTGCCGTCAGGTGCTGCGTGCCGCGTTCGCGACGCACAACATCGGGACGATCCTCTCGGCGACCTACGGCAAGTTCTTGCTCGACGGCTTCACGGCCGTGGAGCAGAACTGGGACGCGATCGCCAGCACTCGCAACGTGTCGGACTACAAGTCTGTCACGGGCGTGCGGCTGACGGGCGGCTTCGAGTTCGAGGAAGTGGCCAACGACGGCGAGCTCCGCAGTGCGGATGCCGGCGAGGAAAGCCGCACCATCAAGGCGAAGCTGTACGGGCGGCTTTCGAGCATCTCGATGGTCGACCTCGTGAACGACGACCTAGGTGCTCTGACGCAAGTCAGCAGCAGGCTCGGGTACGGGGCGGCGATCGGGCTGAACAAGGCTTTCTGGGCAGAGTTTGAGGCGTCGAACGCCACGTACTTCGCGAAGGAAACTGCGGCCGGCGGCAATGCCTTCTCGCTGACGTCCCTGCGGACGGC